AAAATTGTTATAATGCTTTATTTAATGCATGTATGATTGAAGCTAATTATTTTATAAAAGATTTTCAAGTCGTTCAATCATGGGAAGCTAAATATAAAAATTCTATAGATGCTCTTCGTAATCAAGCAAGACGTACTAGACAAGATGATATGCAATCAGCTAATAGTCCTACAGGTGGACCTAATCCAGTTATACAAGGAGCTAACTAATGCCTAAAAAAACATTTAAAAGAATAAAAGAATTATCTAAAAATCCTAAATATGCTTTAAGTGCAGGAGCTGCTTATGTAGCTAAAGGATATAATAGATTAGCAGATTTAGGAATAACAGAAATGACTGGATTAAAAAAAGGTGGAAAGATTAGAAAGAAAAAAAGATGATAGTAAGATCTAATATAAGACAACAAATAACTAAACCAAACAAAAAGAAAAAGAAAACTAAAGGGAGAAAAAAATGAGTAAAGATTTTATTACAGGAGGACAAGGTAGATTTCCATCTAGTTTAGAACCTAAAGATTCTAGCGTAACAAGTGGTAAACCTACAGGTCAAGGCTTTGGTGCAGCTCGTACAGGACCTGCAGTTAAAGGACCTATTGAAGCTGTATCTGATGCAGACTATCCTCAAGGAGAATCATTTGATATAGGTGGTGTTAAAACATCACCAGTAATAGGAGTAAAGTAAATGGCAGATATACCAAAAAGTAAAGTAGGAATTGCAAAAGCTATAGGAAAAGGAGCATTAAATGCATTTAAGAAATTAGATGATATAGAAATTGCAAATAAATATAGTGTTTCACAACTTCAAAAATTTTTTAATTCATTAAGAGGAATTAAAGAACCTGGTGTTGGAACAATACGTAAAAAAATAAAAGATGCTAGAGAATTTTCAATAGGTAGAACAGAAGCTGGTGCAGATTCAACAGATATACATATGCGTAAAAAAGGTGGTAATATTACTAAAAGACCTATGGGTGGTAAAGTATATAAAGTTACTAAAAAACCTATGGGTGGTAAAGTATATAAAAATACTGTAGCACGTAAACATGGTGGAGCTATAGGAACTGGTAAAGCTCTTCGTGGTTTTGGTAAAGGTTATAAGAAAGGTTAATATAATGGCTATACTATCAGCAGCAGCTAAACTTGGAAAAGAAGTAGTTAAACGTGGTCGTAAAAAACTTAAACGTGGTCGCAAGTCTAATAAAGTAAAAGCAGAAGAAGTTAAGAAGAATAAAAAAGCTGCTGTTTTTCCACAACCTCCTAAAGAAAAAAGAGTATATACTAAAAAAGAAAAAAAAGAAATTAAAAAATTAATGCGAGAACAGAAAGCAGATCAAGCTTCTGAAACAGGTAAGACTACTGGTGGTGGTAAAAGAGATTCAAGTGGTAGATTATTATCTAAACATATTCCACCATCAAGAAAAGAAATGGGTGATGATGCTTTTGCTAGAAGAGTTAGACAAGGTATAATAGGTAAAACTAAAGAAGGTGAAGTTAAAGATATAGGTAAGTATGCAGACATACCTGAAAATATTATGGATATGTTATACAGTAGATTTGGTAGAAAACTTACTTTACAAGAAATAAAAGAATTAATAGCTATGGGTGTATCTCCAAGAAAAGGTGGAGGTAAACTTCCAGATCTTTCAGGTGATGGTAAGATAACAAGAAAAGATGTTCTTATAGGTAGAGGAGTTATTAAGAAAAAATCTGGAGGTCAAATAGGTAGACCTCGTGGAGTAGGAGCTGCATTACGTGGTTATGGTAAAGGTTATAAGTAGTGCCTTTTAAGTCTAAGAAACAAAGAACATATCTAGCAATTAACAAACCTAAAGTTTATAAGAAGTTTAAAAAAACTTATGGTAAAAAAATAAGGAAGAAATAAAATGGGAAAATTAAAAATAGGTAAAGCTGTATTAAAAAAAGGTGAAGATGCTGTTGACTATTTATTTAATAAAATAAAAGGTGAAGGACCAAAAAAATATTTAGATGAAAATATGAATCTTATAGATGATTTTGCTAAAGGTAAAAAAACTTTATCACAAGTTAAAGGTGATATAAAAAAAGGAATGCAAAAAGAACAAAAAAGTATGATTCAAAATTTAAAAGAAGCTAGAGAATCTGGTTATACAAAAGAATATGATGCAGGAAGAAGTAGAATTTTAAAGAAAAAAGGTGGTAAAGTTACTAAAAGACCTATGGGTGGTAAAGTCTACAAAGTAGATAACTCAGGACAAGATTTAGTGCAACGCATGTATGGTGGAAAGATTAAAAAATGAGAAATAAAATATTAAATAAGATTATAAATTTTTTAAAAAGTTTAAGAAAAGAGTAATATATGTTAGGTGGTTTACCAGTTGAAATGATTACAATGCTTGGCTCTAGCCTTTTAGGTGGAGTCATGTCAATGTGGAGTCAAGCAACTAAAAATAAACAAGACCAACAAAAGATGCTTCTTGCTAGAGATAAGTTTCAAATGGCAGAAGTTGGTAAAGCTAGAGAGTTTGACAATAAAGGATTTCAATGGACAAGAAGAATCATTGCATTAACTGCAGTATTCTTTATTATTGCTTATCCTAAACTTGTTCCTGTCTTTACAGATGTTGGTGTTGTTCTTACATGGACAGAATTTAAAGGTGGATTCTGGTTCTTAATAGATAAACAAGAAGTCTATATGGATAGATTATTTAATGGTGTAGTTATTACACCTCTTGATACACACTTAATGTCAGCTATAATTGGTTTATATTTTGGTGGGAGTTTAGTTAAGAAATAATGGCAACACGTAAAAAAAGCAATATGAAAGGTATTACTATTGGTAGTGGTAATAAAAGACCTACCAAACAGGGTGCTGGAATGTCAGCTAAAGGTGTTGCTAAATATCGTAGACAAAATCCTGGTAGTAAATTAAAGACTGCTGTAACAGGTAAAGTTAAACCAGGTAGTAAAGCTGCTAATAGGAGAAAGAGTTACTGTGCAAGATCTGCAGGACAAATGAAGAAATTTCCTAAAGCAGCTAAAAATCCTAACTCAAGATTAAGACAAGCAAGAAAGAGATGGAAGTGTTAAATGGCAACAAAAACAGTAAATGCACCTAAAGGTTTTCATTGGATGAAAAAAGGTAAAGAGTTTAAACTAATGAAAAATCCTTCTACTGGTTATAAACCTCATAAAGGAGCATCACTAAAAGCTTCTTTTACAGTTCAAAAAATTCATAAAGGTTAATTATATTGGCAAAACTTTGTGCAAAAGGAAAAGCTGCAGCTAAAAGAAAGTTTGATGTATATCCATCAGCATATGCAAATATGTATGCATCAGCAGTATGTAGTGGCAAAGTAAAACCAGGTGGTAAAAAGAAAGTTAAAAAAGCTACAGGTGGTGGATTAAGAGAATGGGTAAAAGAAAAATGGGTAGACATAGGAGCACCTAAAAAAAATGGTAAGTATCAACCTTGTGGTAGAAAATCTACTAAAGGTTCTAAACGTAAGTATCCTAAATGTGTTCCAATAGCTAAAGCAAATAAAATGTCTACATCTCAAAAAACATCTGCAGTAAAAAGAAAAAGATCTAAAGCTCAAGGTGTAGATGGTAAACCAACAAACGTAAAAACATTTGCTGCTAAGAGTGGTGGTTCACTTCTTGTAGCATCTTGTTATGATTAAAGGTTAAACAATGGCAACATCAGGTACATATAATTTTAATTTAGATATAGACGAAGTAATTCAAGAAGCTAGTGAAATGATTGGTGGTGAAGAAACACTTGGTCATACTCCTGCTTCAGCTAGACGATCAATTAATTTAATGTTGACTGATTGGCAGAACAGAGGTATTTGTTTATGGTCTATAAATACAACTGTAGTAACTGTAGCTGATACAGTAGCTTCAGTATCTTTATCAGATTCTACAATAGATGCACTAGCAATTACATATGCAACAAGTGTATCAGGAACTGATATAGCATTAGAAAGAATATCAAGAGAAGAGTATCATAACTTACCTAATAAAAATCAAGCAGGTAGACCAACACAATATGCTGTGCAACGTGGTCGTAGTAATCCTACTGTAATGTTATACCCAACTCCAGATAATTCTACTGGTGTTTTAAATATAGAAAAGTTTAATCAATTAGAAGATGTAGATAAATCTGCAGGACAAAATGCAGATATGCCTAAAAGAT